GCCTTCTTGGTGTTCGAGGATCCAGCGGGTCGCTTCGGGGATTTTTGCGAGTCCTGTGAGGCGGCGTAGGGCTGAGATGAGGCCACGGGGGTCGTCTTCTTGTGTGGTGAGGAGTTGGGGGCGGACTTCTTCGTAGGCTGTGGCGAGTTCTTTTGGTTGGAGGCTGATGTGGTGGGTGTGGCGGGCTTTTGCTGGGAGTTGGTTGAGGACGTCGGCTTTGGTGCGTCTAATCCAGGCGTGGTCGGTGAGTCGCATGTAGAGGTCTGGGAGGGTTTTGGGGTTGGGGATGAGGTCGCCGAAGTAGTTTTGTTCGCAGTAGGTGTGGGTGAAGTTGTGGGGGAAGTGGTGGGTGGTTTTGGTTAGACGGAGGAGGGGGAGGATGTCGAGGGGGCTGCTTGTGATGGGGGTTCCGGTGAGGCAGATGACGTGGGGGGTGTTTTTGGCGAGGTGGAGTGCTTGTTTGGTTCGTTTGGTGGTGGGATTTTTGTAGCGGTGGGCTTCGTCAAGGATGAGCATTTGTGGGTTCCATGCGTGGATTGTTTGTGCGAGTTGTGGGCGGGCTGTGAGGAGGGTGTCGCTGGTGATGATGATTCCGGTGTTGGGGAGGGTGGGGGTTCGTGTTTGTGGGGTGATGGTGGTGAGGGTGCTGTTTGGGGGGAGTGCGTGGGTGAGGATGCCGCTGCGGCGGGTCTCAAAGGTCCAGTTGGTGATGAGGGCGGGTGGGCAGGTGATGAGGGTGCGTGCGGGTTGTTTGATGGCGATTGCGAGGAGTGCTTGAATGGTTTTTCCCAGTCCTGGTTCGTCGGCGATGATGGGGTGGCCGGTGAGGGCGGCGAGGGCGCCTTGGGTTTGGTAGGGGAAGGGTTGGGGGGTGAACCAGGGGCTGCTGGGATTGGGTGTTGGGGGCATTTTTCGTGTGGGGTCTTTCTGGGTGGGTGGCCTGTGGATAACTTTTTCCACAGCTGTGGATAACTGAGGGAGGCAGGACACTAGGGACACTTTTTTGGCATTTAATTCTGAAGTTGTTCCTTATGCCCCTTTTTGGCTTATTTCCTATGTTTTTATTTCAGAAATAATTTGTTAGAAAAAAGTGTTCTAAGTGTCACTTTCCTTGTCTTTGCAGTGTTTAATCAGTGACACTTCCATTTTTGAAAGTGCGCTAATTGCCCCTAAGTGTGCTGAATGGGTTCGCGGTAGACACTTTTTTGTAGAAGAAGTGTTCTGAGGCTTGGTCTGTGGATAACTCATGCTCTGATGCCTCCTCCGAGATCGCTCCACGGGTCTTTTGCGTCCTCATCTTCAACCTGTGTGAGGGTGACGTTCGCGTACCAGCGAGTCCCGTTTGATCCCCCCTTACCCGCGTTGAATCGGGTCGTGAGCTCACGAGTAAAAGCATTCTGAGACGCAGGATTAATCCCCTCCTGTTTGCACCAATCGACGTAGGCTTCTCGCATCTCCGTGTATTTCACCCGTGCGTATTCCCCGCCGCCGATGATCAACCGGTCTTCAACGAAACGCCCCAGGGTGTCCTCGCTGGCCTCGTAGTCAGAGGTCGCTTCACGAACCTGAGTGGGGGTCTGCAGTCCTTCCTGGAAGTAGCGGACGGCTCCTTGGATGATCCAGTGGAGGATGCCGGCTCCTTCTTCGTCGACGAGTTTTTGGGCGAGGTTGTCGACCCGTTCTTCTTCAGGAACCGTGTTAGTGAAGGGGATGAGGCGCACGCGCCTCCAAAACGAATAGCCGCCGGCTTGTACTTTCGGCTGGTGGTTTCCTAGCAGCGTGAGGCTGTGGGTGGGGGTGAATTCGAAGAAGTCACTGTGCATCCACCTGGCTGCGATCCGATCCCCGCCGGTGAGTTGTTTGACTTTGACTTCGTCGAAGATTGCGTTTTCTGGGACTTCGCTTGCGAAGATGAGGCGTTTGCCGTGCAGGCGTGCGAGTTCTGTTGGGTGTTGGCTGGTGGTGCTGGTGAGGAAGTTGGCGGGGGCTGTGCCCGCGTAGTCGCCGAGAATGGTCTGTAGGACGTCTGCGAGGACGCTCTTACCGTTCGCGCCACTGCCGTAGTAGAAGGGCAGAATCTGCTCCCCTACTAGGCCGGTTGCTTGGTAGCCGATGAGGGTCTGTAGGTAGGTGATGATGTCCTCGTGGCCTTTGAATGTGGTTGCGAGGAAACGGTCCCACATGGGTGTGGGGGTGGGTTCGGGGGTGAGGAGTGTGGTTTTGGAGTGGAGGTGTGCGGGGTCTGAGGGGGTGAGTTCTCCGGTTTTGAGGTTGATGATGCCGCCGGGGGTGTTGAGTTCGGTGTGGCGCTGGTCGAAGTCGTTTTGTGTGATGGTGATGCGGGCGTCGGTTGCAGCGAGGGTGAGGGTGTTGGTGATGCCCGCGCTGGAAAGACTGCGCTTGCGCCACTTTTCGATGCTCTCGTTTTCGACGGGGAGTTGCCGGAAGATCGCTTTGGTGAGTTCGCGGATGATGCCGCCACCTGTGGGTTGGGTTTGCCATGTGGAACCGGTCCACCATGCCCATTTCTGCCTGTCGGTGATGTAGCGGAGGTCTGGGAGGTGGGTGTCAATGAGGAGGAGGGCGTTGGCGTCTTCTGTGAAGTCGCGTAGGTGTGCTTTCTCAGCTACTGCCACGGGGAGGGCGTGTTCGCTTCGCTCGACATTGCTTGCCGCCTCGTCCTGTGGGGTGGTAGGGCGCGTGGGGGCAAGGTCGAAGGAAAGGCCGCCGTCGAGGTCTCCGATGCCGTGGTTTTTCAACTCGAGGGCGGCGGCCTTCATGTCGCCCCCGTGGTTGAGCATGGCGTATGCGGCGAATTTCGTGTAGGGGGTGTCAGTGGTGAAGACGGTGTTGGAAGAGAAGACGTAGAGGCGGTCGCGGTCGTTCTTATAGCCTGTTGAGGCTGATACGGCTCCTCGGGGTTTCCCGGGGCGCGTCCAGTACTGTTCCCCGCGTTCACCCTGGTGGGCTTTTGTCCACCCGTGGGGAGTGAGGATATCGTCCCAGGTCATCGCTTGGTCGATTGCTGAGCCCGGCCTCGTATCCTCACCTGAGCTGGTGTAGGGGCGAGAAGGAGAAATAGAGGTGGTGCCTGTGAGTTGGGGTGTGTTGATTGGCTCGTCGAGGAGGCGGAAGAGATCAAGGATTTGGTCGAGTTCTTCTCCTGTGAGTGTGGGGATCGTGTGAGGGCCTCCTGCGAGGAGTGTCCAAGCATGTCCCGAGTGGTGGAAGCGCCCGGAGGTGGGGGCGATGACGCTGTAGCCACCGTTCTCACGAGTCTCAGCCAGGGTGTGGATCTTGCCGTCTGCGGTTTGGGTGCGGGCGAGTTTCCTGTTGCCGTTGGGGTTGCCGGGGGCTTTCACGTACCAGTGGAAGCCGCCTGAGGGGCTTTTTTCGAGCCACCCGCTCATGAATCGCTGCCATAGTGGGGTGATGTCGTGGTCGGCGGCTGCTTGGGTGAGGTCGGCGATTTTCGATGCCCCATCGGCTTCGAGCTCGATCATGACGAGGCCGTCGGACACGCCTCCGCAGCAGGCGGCCAGCCCGTAGGCGCCTTCTTCAGCGAACCAGGTTTCCACTTGTTCGCGTGCGGCTGCTTGCTGTTGGTATTGCTTCCAGGCGACGGCGGGCCGCTTATCCCCGCGTGAATCGGCGGGGAGGATAGGGATGACGCTGATGCCCACCTGGTGGCAGGCGAGCGCCATTTCTAGGACGGTTATGGGTGCCACGATCTGTTACCTCAAAGCGTGTTTGCGTGTGTATTTGCGAAGGGGGGTTAGAAGAGGGGAGTGTCCAAGACGGGGTCTGCTGCGGGTTCGTCTGGGTCCCAGCGTTCAACTCGGGTGACGTTTGTTGGCGAGTGGAGGTTGCCGGTGAGGGTTTGTAGGAGGATGGGGCTGCCGTCGGTTTGGGCTGGGGCTTCGATCCTGCAGTGGGGGGTGGTGATGCGGAGCCAGTCGCCTTTGATTACTTGCTCAGGGCTGATGTTGTGCCACATGGTGTGTTCCTGTCTGCGAGTTGGTGAGGGTGTGTTTTGGTGCCCGCCGAGGACTTGAACCCCGGTGTGTTCCGCTCGGGCTAAATAACGGGGGTTAGAGGCTGGCTCGGATTTGGGCGACGACGGAGGCGTCGAGGCCTGCTGCTGAGGCGATTGACTGGTCGTCGAGTCCTGCGCGGATGAGGGCCGGCACGTCCACCTGCTGCGGAGCCTGCGCGGCGGGCTGAGGTGCCGGGGCGGGAGCAGCGGGAGCCACAGGCGCGGCGGGNNAACGCGGCGGTAGACGCCGCCTGGATCGCATACTCATAGATCTTTTCCGTGTAGGAACCGGTCTTGCCGTGCCTGCGTTCCTCGCCGACGAACCGTGCGGTGAACGTGTTCCCCAGGGCGAGAGCAGTGCTGGCTTCCTTCATTCCGGCTGCGCGCATCGCCTCACCGAGCGCGGCCTTCTTCCCGCCCCACAAGGGGATGTAGACGCTGCGCTTCCCGTCATCGTCCGCATCCTCACGCAGGCTGGTCTGCAAGGTGAGGATGACCTGCTTCTTCGGATCCCCGCTGGGGAAAAACTCCGGTTCCTTCGTCTGAAAGTTCGTCACCTGCTTCACGTCCACCTTGGCGATGGTGCCGGTGATGGTGTCCCCAGGTTTGGAGTACTGGTTGAAAAAGGACTTGCTGCCACCGTGCAGGGCGGAGTCAATGTCGGCGAAAGGGTTAGGGGCGGTGAATGTATCAGTCATGATCATCTCTTCTTTCTTGTTGATGTAAAAACAGGGTTG